GTCTCTTTGGCAGCATGATTACCTCGCAATCCGGCAACTCTTGAAACTCTGTAGCATCTTGGACAGAGTCACAGCAATCTCAGAAGTGGGTTCAACCGCGATGATGCTGCGGTTATCCAAGAAGTGAGAACCAAGAAACATGATGGCCATTCTTAATTGGGCTGGAACCTGCATCGGATCGTTTTCACTGTATCCAGCCCAGTAGGTGATTTGAATGCAGTCCTGACGCCTATCCGTTACAGGCCACTGAAACCCAACATTGAGCGTGATTTTGTTCGCAAAGGCTGTGTAGCTTGCCGGGTCTAGCGTCTGCTGTACTCCATTTGGGTCGTTGTAGGTTACTGTCACATTGTTTGCGACTGGCGACATACTGGGGACCAGGACTGGACGACGTACAAGCTCGATGCTGTCCTTTGTAGGAAATCCATACCACCAGTACGGAGTCGCTGTGAAAGCGTAGTTCAGTTCGCTGTACAGATAGTTACGGGGATCTTGCTGGCCGGGAAAGTAGTCGTAAGTCTCCAGCATTTGCTCGTTGAAACACGCTGTGGCAGCCGCTATCTCAACAGTGTCAGTGGCAGCAGCGATGAACGTGATGATGGTGTCCTCATCGTCACTTCCCGCTTCTGGTACGTCAACTCTGGCAAAATTACATAGCTGGGTTATCGTGACAATTGGTCCTGATCGAGGAGTCAGAATTCTCTGATACATGGGCTACTTCCGTTTGTTGATTTCGAGTTGGTGAGCGTAAATGTCGAGTGACGATTCATTCTTCGCGTTGCCACGACGGCTGACCTCAATTCCATGCTCCTTGCAGAGCCGCAGCAACTTTGCGTACACCTCGTCGCGGTGAGCAGGAGGAATTACTTCATCCTGGTCAAATCTAGCCAAGGCATCCCTGAGGTGGCTCTTTGTTTTTTCAGCCGTGCTGAACTTCCAAGGAAGGGACCAAGTGCTGGTGTCGTCAGGATTCCCCACGTAGCAGAAATCCCCAGCAGTGAGGTGTTCGCCATCCACCTCTTTTGTCTTTTCCTGATTCTTAAACTCTTCCGGTATGTTGCGGAATAGCGAAAGGTCGAAGGAGTTCGTGACCTGCATCTTCTTTCCTCCGATACAGTCTGCGAAACCGTCCTTGACTGCTTGTTCCGGCGTCATCCATGTCTCTGCCTTCATGAGAGCCAGAATGTCTTTCTTGGACTTGCCGGTCTTCTCTGTGTACAGAGCACTCGCGGAACTGGTCACCGTATCCAGCGTGTCAGCCATCTTGCGCATCGTATCCGCATCTCCCATGGACATGCCCTGAGCTTCGTGAAGCATGTAGCAAGTGCCCGGAGCCATGGTCACCTTCCCGGCGGTGGCCACCAGAGAGGCGGCGGAGGCGCACATGCCAACCACGTTTATGCTGACCGGCTTGCCACACTGCGAAAGAAGGTTGCGGATGCTCACTCCCTGAAACATATCGCCGCCAGGACTGGACACATTCAGAACGACCGAAGAGTATTCACCGGCTTCGTCCATTGCGTTCTTCACAGACTCTGCCGTGATCCCGTCTCCGAACATGGTCTGTCCGATGACATCAAACATGTCGATGCTCAGAGTCTTGTCGTCAGAGACCTGCGCCTTGAACGCGATTGGATTCTTTTCCTTCTTGAGTGGGTCCATGGTCATTCTCCCTTTGCCAGAGCTACCAACGCTTTCTGCTGATCCGCTGGGGTAAGTGTCTTGTAGGAGTCGCAGTACCTCTGTGCTGAGTCAACCGAACAGACCAGAACCTCTGAGACGAACTGGGCTGTGAGATCAGTCTTTGCTGCCTTTCGCTGAATACGATCAACAAGCGAATTGGTAATCGCTGAAAGTCGTGTGGCAAAGTTGCTCGCATCACTACCACCTGCCACGTCACCCTCTTCTGGAGGAGTAACTGGCTTCTTGACCGCTGCCGGAGGCTCTTCACCTTCCGCACTTGGCGGCTTTTGTCCCGGAATGAAGAATTCCTTCAGAACTGGATCGAAAATAGCTCCGTTTGCTGGACCAGTAAGGAAGTCTCCGCCATCAATGGAGTCACGATCTTCAATTGCCCTGGCTTCGTTCGGAGTCAACTGGTAGCTGTTGATCAGGACTTGGTTTGTCTCTGCTCGTTCTTTGGGCGAACCACGGAGAATTACATCCGCGTCATGCTTGGCATACAGTGAGGCCCACTGTTTCTTCGGAATGAGATCGCGCGTGATGCTCTGCTCAATGGCTGTCGTGTACGGCAATAAGTCTGTGTTGAAATATTCGTCGAGGAAGGCCGTGCTGCTCGCGTAGGTAGAATTCTGCTCACCCAATCCGAGCTTAACGAGCAGGGGCGCTCCTCCTAGCACGCGAATTATCTCCTGCGCGTCCCATTTCCTACTCTCCAAAAGTTGGCTATCCTTCGCGTTCCAGGCCATTTTCTCGAACTTCATATTCGGGATGTAGGAGAATTTCCCAGCATTCTGCGAGCCGCTGAAATCTTTCCGGAGTCTGTCAACAGTGTTCTGGGCCTGAATCTCATCAGGAGCAGTGTCAGGACTTACACTCGTTAAGAATCCACCCATCCCCAACCCATTTGAGAATGTGCGACCAGCAGTTTCTTCGGAGGCGATCAGGAGACTGATGGCCTCCTTCGCCAACATTATGATCGAAGAACCTTCCAGGCCGAACCCTTCGAGGTTGAGTGCCGACACATGCCAGATTTCGCTCTGTTTGAATTCCCGGATGTTGCCCTGTCCGTCGGAATAGCGCCAAAATAGAGTGGGAGGATTGGTCTGACGATCCCAGTGGGGGGCCATATTCCATGCTTGCAGGGGAATCAATGCGAGGATTTCACCGGCTTGGTCGAGTATCTTCTGACAATAGCAATTGGAATTCATGATAAGTTGGCTGGCGAGAAACCAGCGCATCTGGTACGAAGTCTGGTAGCTGTTGGGGCAGAAGCGAAGGATCGGATAGAGAGGATCGTCGATTGCGTGAGAAGTACGCTGGCGTCCACCGACAATAGAAGTCTGGCGAAGGATGAGAGGCATCTTGGCAATATCGTTTGCCAGAACCCGCACACCACTCAGGAATGTGGCGACACGGACGGCGGTCGCGCGAGTGACAGCTTTTCCGGAGGATGCAGGGAATCCGACGAGAGCTTGAAGTAGATCTCCACTCGGCGCGGCAAGAGTGCTCTCACCTTCATTCTTGAAAGCAAACCGGATGATCGAGTTTATTTTAGTGAAAGGATTCATCGCGCCTCTGTTGCCTATGGGCAAGTTGCTGGCTGAGCAAGAACCAATGGGTTCTATATAAGGGTTATAGAACGGTCTTCAGGTTTAGATAGCATCGGATCGTACCCGTACTGAATACGATTTCCACCAAGTCTCATCGCACGATCCATCCCCAACCCAGCCGCGTGAAGAATGCTCTCCCAGTAAAATTCGTCGTCAGTTTGCCCGGACTGACGTTTGATTGGTCTACCGGATCTATAGGGCTTCGACAGCCCGGCACTACAGATAATCCGACTTACACGACTCTGCGTAAGCGAGAAATGAACAGCGATTTCCCGCTGTAGTACATCCGGATGTTCCTTCGTGTAGATGACCACCTCTTCGACAATCGTCATCATGATTGCACCATGAAGAACTTGCGCTTGGGCTTGATCATGTTGTCCGGGTCGATGGCTCGGGAGATCGCCATCAGCAATGAAGCACAGCCATCGATCTTTTCCCGTCTACGGTCACGAGCAGGCTTGATGAAACCTGTGCCCTGCTGAGTGGCCCAGCGCAGGTTGCTCATCTGCCAGCGCATGACTGGGTTGTTGGTTTGAGAGAGTTCGTGACGTTCTATCTTGCGCATTAGCTCAAGGCAGGGAGGATTCATCTTTTGAGGAGTCTGGGGATGCGAGATGAACTTATGCATCGGGAATCCTGACTCGCCAAGCATCCTAACGAGTTCGGAACTCCATGCGTCATCAAATGCGATTTCTCGCAAGTCGTATAACTTGTTGATTTCGGTAATCTGTTCAGCTATGTACCGGACATCGGTCATGTTGCCCGGTGTAGGCTCTAAGAAACCGTCCTTCGCCCAAGTGTCGTATGGGACATGATCACGCTTTACACGGTCGCTGATGTTGTCTGCCGGAACCCAGAAATACTCAAGCACTCGCCATTTCTCTTCCGACGTGAGCGGAGGGAACACCAGTACAAGTGCAGACGTGTCAATCTTGGGTGCAAGATCGACTCCGGCAAAGCACAGCTTGCCCTTCAACTGCTCGATAGCCTCTTTGCGAAGGCGTCTTGAATCGGGATGCTTCTCTATGTCCTCTGTGCAACACTCATCCCAAGTCGCGATCTCTATTGCGGGATCTGCTGCTTCGTCAGTCCAGATGTTCTGGCGGAATCTTTTGAATTCACCAAGAGCCGTTGGCTTACCCTGGCTCTCCGCGAACTGATTTTTAAGAGCAGTGAGAGGAAGGATTGCTCCAAGAGAGGGATTTGGCTTTACCCAGTTGCGTTCTATGCGATAGTCATCCTTTGGATCAAGGCAGAAGATGAAGGCCGCAACCTCGTCATCGGAAATCATCCCATCAAGAATGCGAGTGCAGTATTCGTGCTCACCCCAACACAGCGTGGACTTGTTCGCGCTGGCTCCTGCTGTAGTGATACAGATCAACATGGGCTGCTTGCGTGTATCACCGCCGTACCTGAGAATTGACCACAGGTTCTCGGTCAGCTTCCACCGATGGAGTTCATCGAGTATCGCAGCGGAGACAATTGCTCCATCTGAGGTATCCGCACCACGAGCGAGTGGCGTCAGTCGGGAATTAGTCTCCGGTGAAAACAAGGATAGGACTGGAGAGTTGCCATACTTATGAATGGCTGTAGATAACTCAATGCTCTTGTCGCGCATCGCGACTGACTCGTTGAAAACTTCACGAGCCTGCTTTTGAGCAGTTGCCGCGCAATACACACGACCGGACAGTTCCCCATCAGCGATTAAGTGATACAGTGCGAGAGCAGCGGCAAGTCCGGTCTTCCCATTCTTTTTGGCTATCTCAAGGTATAGTCGGCGAAATCGACGTGTCCCATCTAACCTCTTCCAGCCATACAGGATATACAGCACGGCCTTCTGCCACGGCATCAGGACAATGGGTTCAGTTTGTGCGCTCGGGATACAGAATCGTTCGCAAAAATCTATGACATACTGACCGGCTGCTGGATCGAAACGGATGTCTTTGCGCTTTAGATCTCTAAGGTGTCTCTGTATCGCTTTCGTTATCCAAGGCCCTACGATTATTGAACCGTCCAGTACTCCAGCAATATATTCGTCGGCTGAATAAATCAGTGGAGGAACACCGACGACTCCGTTAAGTTCGATAGTCATAGTACCTTGCAGTCCCAATACTTAGAATCACTAGCAAACACACGAAAGCCTCAACCCGGTTAAGGGCTGAGGCATCGTGAGCAGAACACTGCTGCGGTTGATTAAGCGTTGGTGGTGAGCAGTTGAACCGATTCCTGCAAAGTGCAACGCTGGTCGGTGCGCCTGTAGCCCAAAACAACAGTTTGACCATTGAGCGCAGCAACCTGATCGAGCACCTTCACGTAAATGTTGCTGTCGCCACGGTCTCCGATCACCCATCCTGCCGCGAAATCCCCAAACAGTACCGCGCCAGGAACGGCGGCAACTACAGGGCTGACGACGGCTGGAATGTACATGGGCATCGCGCTGGAGAAGGACACAGGGAAGCCAAGCAGCCGTGCCTGACCGTTTGCATCGTAGGTGATGTACTGCTGGAACTGCGATGCCGCGATCTGTGCCTTGTACAAACGGTGAAATTCCCCACGGTTGATGAGGAAGCTGGCACCGGGGTAGTAAGCAGCCTTCAGTGCAGCAACCAGATCAAGGACGGTGCTGATGGTCAGAGCAGCGGTCGTCTGAACGGTTGCACCATTGAGATAACCCAGTGGCATTCCTGTGCCAGTGCCGAGGGAAGCAGATCCGATGAACTGACCCTCTTCATAGTTGAAAACTGCTCTCTGCAAATCGGCAGTTACGAACTGAGACAATGCCGCGACATCCTGCATCAGTTCCCAGGAAACTGCGATGCTGTTGCCGGCCATGAAAGCAGACAAAGTTGTGGTCAGGAACGAGGGAACCGCAGTGCCGAATGCGTTGGCACCAGAGTTGGTTGACTCAGCCTTGGCCGTGGCTACAGTCTTGGCAGACTGAAAGGGCAACTTGATGTCCATCGAGGTGGTGATGACGCGGGACAGCTTGCGAGCCGATGCTTCGATGACAGCCATCGCGGGAATGCTGGGATCAGTCTGGCTGGGCACCAGATAGGATCCGTCTGCCGCTGTGCCGCCCTCTGCCAGTGCCGCGTTGCGGAAGTCGCGAGACTTGAACGCATTCCAGAAAGCAGTGGCGTACTCGGAGGTGCAGTTCGCGAACTTCTCGGTGGCACCCTTGAACTCGGGGACCACGAACTGGTTGGTGGGCTGAGCAACTTCGAGCAGGCCCTTGTCAACGGCTGCGACACGAGTCAGGTTGGCGTTGATTGAATCAAGTTCCTTCGTCCAGTTAGAGAACATTTCCTCTTCGGACGGAGTGAACCCCATCTTTTCAGCAGATGCCTTTGTGAGCAGATCCTGCTGAGCGTTAAGAATCTCCTTCTTGCGAAGGTTCAAAGATTTGGCGTCCATGATAGGACCTCTTTTTGAAGTTGCCCAAAGTCGCTCAGCGGAGCGGGAATGGCACATGACCGTGTTACCGACTCAATGGAGCGGAAACATGGCTTCTGAAGAGGGGTTAGGAAATCAAATCATCAGGCTGGGGAAGGTCAGGAGGCGTATGAGGCGGGATGGGGTTTCACCGGTTTCATGAATTCACTACGAGTTGCGGTTTAGGCTTTTGCGCTAGGAAACTTTGAAGGTTTGACTTCGGCGCAGCGGCGACGGTCACGCGTGACCTATCCGCCGGTGTCATAGCGAAGCGACTGCCTAGGGAAATGAACTGACTCATTTCAGCCGCGTTCATTTTGTCAAAGTTGTACCGCATTTTCGTACAGAGCCTGACGCATAATTCAAAGTGATCACGGTCCGACTCAAACAGCACTCCGGGGCATGCCCGTTTGACCATGTCACGCCAGACTCGTTTTTCAACAAATGATAGTTGCGGGGAGGGACTGCCTAACGGGTGAGTGTTTGTAGGTTCACTAGGACGCGCACGCGCAGGGTGCTCTACAAAACTTCCTTTCGCTTCCAAAAGTGCGGTTGGTGTGCGAG